ATGGCATTTTATTATAAATAAATGCGGGTACATAACTAATATCACCAATTTCTTGTATATTTACAAAAAGTTTATATGTTGCGTCATGTTGTGCTTGTGATCCTTGTACAATTTTAAAATGTTTGGAAAATAATAAATCACATAAATCCTTTAAATCTTTTACTGGTTCAGGTGAATAAAATTCTAAGTCGGGCATATCATATTCGCCATATATTCCAGCTTTTTTGTTTTTATTTAAAATTAATTTATTTAATGCAGATCCACCATAAATAATTCTATTTTTTGATTTAATAAATTCTTCTACAACTTTTATAACTGATTTAAATTCATCTATTGTTGGTTCATATTGTGTTTTAACAATTTTATCAGCATCCTTCATTAAAATATCAATATTATCACCAATAACATCTATATCATGTTGTGTATATAATTCAATATTTAACTTTTGATTTTTACTCATATAATAGAAAAATAAATTTATTAATTTAGAATTAAATTAATAATTTTATATATTAAACTGGAAAATTATATATCTCGATTTTCAATAAATGTCCCGAATACTCCAAAAAAACATTCTTATCGTCCAGTATCTTACACTGAATCTGATTTAGCAGACCTTCGTAAGTCATTTCTAACTGATGATAATATCCATAAAGAATTATCATCGAATAGTATTAATTTTGAAACTAAACAATTAAATGTAAGTACACAAACTGATACACAAATTCAAGACATACAAACAGAAAAAGTATATAAACATTTTGAATATGAAGATTCTACAGAAATGATTATAAATAAGTTAATTTTATTCTTTATTCATTTATTCTTAATAACTATGTTTGAACTAGTATTCTTTTTTAATTATGTGACTAAATTTGAAGATACTGCATTAGTATCGGTTTTTAGTTCAATAACTAATAAATTTACAGATACGTGTTCTCGATTTAATAATACAACAAAGATAATTATTGATGACATATTTAAAATGTTTATAAATACAACTCAGACAAATCAAGATGCAGTTAATGCAGATAATTCAAGAAGGATATTAAATAATAAGTTATTTATGAATGCTATTTTATACTTTATAGGAGTATCTGTATTTAATATTTTATTAATTAGTCTAAATAAAATATATTATAAAAGAAAGATTAATTATAAAGGGATTATGGTTGATAATACTATTATGATAATATTATTAGGTATGTATGAATACATATTCTTTTCAAATATTGTATTTAAATATATTACAATAACACCTGAAGAATTAACTTTAAATATAGAAAATAACTTTTTAGCTAATTGCTAAAAGCAAATTACTAAAAGTAAATTACTAAAACTTAGAACTTACCCCACATAGATAGCAATCAAACCAAGTTGTTGCTCCTTCATCTGCAGATCTATTTTGCATTTGACGTGTAACTCCTTTACTACCTTTACATTTTCTGCATTGATATAAATCAGTAAACGCAAGATTTGTTTTTTTATCTTCAATATAATTAAATCTTTTAACAATTCTTTCCCACTTGGATGGATTTAATTGTTGAGGATTATAATCAAGTACTTCATCAATATTTTTTTCTAATATCTCAAGTAGATCTGGATTTTCAGTAACATTTTGAATAATATCATTTATTTTAGTTTCATAAATACTTAAAAGAATTGCACTTGTTTGACTCTTTTTTATATTAACTTTACAGTATTTAATACTATAATCATAAATTTTATTTTCGAGTTCATCACTTAAATCATCATTCTTTAAGTGAGAGTTTAATAGTTCAAAACTAACATCTCTATATTTTTGTTCAATTTCTAAAGACATAATTACTATTTATAATAACTTAATTTTATATTATAAATAAATAAATAAATCAATTTTTTAAATTCGTTGAATATTCTCAATCTTTTTTAGAGATTGGATTAATGTTTTATCAAGTGGTTTTACATAACCATGTTCATTAATAATTGTATCATGTATATGATTATACATATGTTTGTTGAAATATATTCCAGGTTTATCATATACTTTAACAGTTTTAAATAGCTTATTTGAAAGATCAAATGGTTTAAATATTTTCTCAATGTTACCTTTGGATAGTCCCTTAATATCATATAGATCCTTCCATTTTTCAACATCAAATGAATACTTAATCTTTTTAATCCTTTCTTTATCATTAATAATTGTTCCAAATCCACGACGTTCATATTTATTAAGAACTTCGATAGGATCTTTAGAACCTGCAAAATATTTATATTCAATATTTGTTAGTGTCATACATGCAGAAATACATGATGGTAGTATATGTACTACTGTACCATCGTAATATGCCCTTACACAAGGAAGATGAAATTTATGAACTGTTGAAAAGAAGTTTGGATATTTGATTTGAAATAGTTCAAATCCTCTTTTGACACCAGAAATCTTATACTTATATTTTAGATTTTCATGAATTGTATATGCAGAAGGTACAAATAACTCATCGTCTAGATCTGTAAAATTCTTAACATAAATATTAACGCCTTCAATTGGAACAATTTCAAAGAATCCATTATACTTTGGATCTTTAAATTTTTCTGGATTTTGTTCAAAGTATGTTTTGTGACCTTTAATTTTATAATTCACATATAGTTTATAAAGTTTGCTCTTATTTTCAATTAGCTTTTCATTAAAATTTTCCTTAGTACATGAAAGCTTTAGTTCCTCGATAACTTCATCGATTTTATTGAAATTAATAAAAATATTAGCTACCTTTACATGATCGACTCTAGAAATATTATCGGGATTAATATTTTTTGTAGCCTTATCAAAAGATTCATTAAGTTCAAAAGCCTTGTCAATATATTCAAATGTATCCTGTAGATTACACATAATATCTAGATCTGCATCTCCATAATATTCATCTACAAATGATGAAAAATCACATCCAACATTTAGAACTAAAGGATTATATCTAGGTAAACATGCAGCAATCATACTACCAGAAACTGCGATATTATCAAAATTTACATGTGAAAATATATCAGTACTTTTATTTCCAGTAAGGAATACGTTCATACGTTTCTTAAAAGTATTTGTATCGGCAACACCATATTGACACTTTATCAATTCTTTATCAATACCATTAACTGAATCATAATTTGTAAACGTATAGTTATCAACACCATATGCATTTACATCTGCATATAATTTATCATTAATCAGAAGTGGAAAATAAGGATTTTCTTTTAGTTTATAAAGATTGAAATCAAATACTGGAAGCTTTGATGCTACCTCAGAACTAAATACAAATCTATCAGTAATATCAGTAAAACTTCTTTTAATAGTTTCTTCTAGATATAGAGATATCCATGCATATGAAATTATCTTACGAATTTGATTTTCATTCAGATATTCTTTTGAAAGTTTCAAAAAAATATCAAGAATATTAGAATCATTTAGAACCATATGGCAATAGTCTTTAGAAACAAGAATATTAATTAGTAATAGCATAAGTTCATTATGAGATGCTTCTTGATGAAGTTTCTGAATGATTTCCTTAAAGTTTGATAGAGTTTTTCTATCGGTCATTTTATAAATTAGATAACCATTTCGTTTAATTGCATTTGATGCATCAACAAAATTTTGTTTTCTAAACATATGACTTAGATAATCACCACCATCGTCTGGAAGGTTTTGGAGATTTTCAAGAATTTCTGAAATTTTCTTATCATCTACCTTATTAATACCAAAAAAGTTAAAATTACGATTCATAAATTGTAGACTAATATTAAGTTTACAATTATATGCATGAGTCCAATAATTTGATTCATCTGAATTTTCAATCATATAACTTGTATCTTTGATCTTCTTAATATTACCAAAAAAATAATTCATAAATTTAATCTTACAGTAGTCTTCTAGTAGACAATTTTTAAATTGAGATAGATATAGTTTGATATCTGATTTTGAAATAGTAAAAATAGGAACAACTAGTGTATAGTCATTGTAATTATCTATCGGTTTATGTAGAAGTTGATTTATTACATCATTAGAAATAATACTAATCGAATTCTTCATAATATCATTATTGAGAATACTGAATGGTGCTCTAATAAGACATGTGTTTTCATGGTAAGCTTCTAGTTTTCGTTCAGATAGAATTGGTTCGAAAATAGTAATATTATCAAAATATTCATTATCAAAGAATTCATCCGTGAATGCAAGTACATATATACTTTTAAAGTGTTTTACCAAGCTATCCGTATCCATACTATCGATATTTTTTAGTTGGCCTTCAATAAATAACTGTTTGTTTCCATATAATGTATTAGAAACTTTTTTAGACATTTTATATTATATTTAGATATCTAAATAACTATAAAATAAATTTTTATCAATTTTTTATGAAGTATTCCTATAATATTCTTATAGTATTCTGATACTATTCCTAAAAATACTCTTATAATTAGTTAACCTTCTTGACGTGTTGTTTTTAGTTTATGGAACATACACTAGATGATCATCAACAATTTCGTAATAATCACGATCGTGTAATCTCTTCATACATTTTTGAAATGTATCAACATCTAATTTAAATTTACATTTAGATGTTACAATCTCTAGAATCGCATCTTTATGGATCTTCTCAGTTTTAATTGATTTAATAATATAACATTCAATCATTTCATTTTTAGAGACTTCCGTATTGGATACATCAGCTACGGTTTCTTCAATCTTTGTTTCTACTTTTTTAATAAATTCAACTTTTACTTCTTGTTTAGTATTAAAAAATCCCTGATTGAGAACTAATATTTCAATACCGTGTACAGATACTTTTTGAATTAGATTATAATATTCAAGAGTATATACAATATCACTTACAAGTTCATCTGTAAAATTTAATTTAAGATAGTTTGTATCAATACTATCGCGAGTATTAAACATAAAAAGTGCATTAAGTAGAATTAGATTTGTATTAATAATTGTATTACCAATTTGAACTTTACCATTTGATAGAAAAGTATCAATAGTTGTACATTTGAGATTAGTAAAACAATTATCAAACCATGCTTTTGTAAATTTTACATAGTGAGATAATTCCTTTGGATATTGTTTAATACTGTTTACTACATTAGTAGTATCAATAAATTTTTGATCAACATTAAACAGTGAGATATTTTCTTTATCAAATATTCCATTTGTTTCATTGTCAACTTGAGTGATTTTTAGATCTTCTTGGAATTTTTTTTGCTGATCAATAATAGTATTAATAATAGTTAGTTTATTAAATGTTGCTTCATTAATTCTTGTGACAATATCTTGATAATACTTTATATTTTCTTTAGCACAAAACTTAGGAAGGATTAGTTTAATTAATTCTTTTGATAGATTTCCTAAATTAGTAAAATACTTGAGGATTTTTTCAAAATACATAAGTTTATCCATTGATAAATTATTTTTAATCATATTTACATAACTATTTATAATAATTTTATCAATATTACTACTTGTAATAATATTTTGAATAGATTCTTTCATAGATACATTATTAAGTTTATATGTTTGTAATTTATAATCATTTCGATTATTCTTATCATTCATTATAGTTTGAACATTATCTAGGATTGTAATCCTATAAATTGCTTTCATTACTTTTTCTTTTTGATCTACAATTTTACTTAAAGATTCATTTATCTTTTTAGAATATTCTATCCAATCACAATCATCTGTAATATCTGAAGTAGCAACTAATTTAAAGTCTTTATAAAGATCAATAATATTTGAAATATATTTATCATGTGATTCATTAATTACACATTTACTAATATATTCTTTAATAATATCTTTCTTATTATGATTAATAATTTTACTTACAAAAGGATTATATTTGAATTTTGAAATATAACTAGTGAGAGAATTTAAAAGTTGATATTGTTGAATAGTATATTTTTCAATATTATCATTTGTATAATTCTTTTTGATATGTTCTACAATCTTTTCAATTACAAATACAGCATGAGAATTATCAATCTTGTCATTAAGAAGTTGTTCTAGATTAACTAATGCTTGATCTTGGATAATATGATTTACAATATCTGTAATAATATTCTCATCTTTTGAAATATTATATTGAATAAACTTATGAATATTTTTAATTGTATCAATATCAAATACACATAGAAATAATGATTCAAGAATATTAGTTAATGTATTATATTTTCGAATCGTATGCTCTACATTCTTTTCTCTTTTTACACTTAAAATGTATTCATCAAAGATTTTCATTAGGTCTTCTTTATTAATTTTATCACGATTCATAAAAATATGCGGATAATAGTAATTTATCATATTTGGTTTATCAAAACATTTTTTGATAATCTTATGACAGTCAACGTCGGCAATATCACTTACTTTTACAATGTTAAATGTATCTAGCATTTTATATATATAATAAATAAAATGTAAATAGCTAGTTAATTAAAAAATCAATTTTTTAGTGACCTAGTCACGATAGTCCTGCAAAAACTAAATTATAATACAAAATAATCAAGCAGGAAGTATACAATTATAAATAATAATGCTCTAATAACTAAATTAATTTGACCAGGGAATGGTAAGTTATTTAAATAAGAAACACCACCAAGTGCTCCTTCAAGTTGACTTGAAGAAAATACAAAAAATAATGCAAATAATACACCAAGAGTAGCAAGAGTTTTATTTAAAGATTTTTCATTTGTGAAACTTTCAATGTTTTTACTATTAACTTCAACTTTTTTTACATTTATATTTTTAACATCAGAACTCTTTTCATCACTATCATCATCACTGTCGCGTTTATGATGATTATTTACCATTTTTGGTAAAACCTTATGTTGCATCTTTTGTTGTTCTTGAAACATTTTTTGTTGCATTTGTTGTTCTTGAAACATTTTTTGTTGCATCTGTTGTTGCATCTGTTGTTCTTGAAACATTCTTTGTTGCATCTGTTGTTGTTGCATTTGTTGTTGTTGCATCTTTTGTTCATTTCCATCATCTTCTGGTGAATTTGCACTTAGACTGACGTCACTTTCAGATTTATTTGTAGGAGATTCATCTTTATTTTTTACTAATTCTTCAAAGTCTTGAGAAATTTCATTGTCTTTAGAAGCTTCTTGACTCATTTTGTATATTTTATTTATATATATTAATTGTTCATACTAAACACATTAAAACTATATATTTTTATATAAAATATTAATTATTTTATTAAATAATAATCTATATAATCTGATCGTATAATCTGATCGTATAATCTGATCGTATAATCTGATCATATAATTTGATCATATAAATTATCAAATACTATGTATTTATTTGTATATTTTTCACTACTTTGATAATCATAAAATTTTAACTCTTTTGGAACTTTTAATTCATCATCGTCAAAACAATATTTATCATATATATGTAATATCTTACTTATATAATCATCTAGAATAGAATCATAATTTTTATTGGATTCACTTTTTAATGAAATAAATATTTTATTTGTAAAATTTTCCATATAAAATAATCCAAGTTTTTGATTATATTTCTGTTTTGTACTATCATTCGAATTTTTATTACATATATCATAAAATATATCAATTGTAAAATTTAATAATTCTGATCGTTTAAATGTAAGTTCAGATAATTTAGTACCCTTAATAGATTCAGGAGAGACAACAGTTAAATTATTATCAAATAAATATTTATAATATACGGAACCATCAAAACATAGACCTGTAAAATAATAATTATTTAATATTGTATGAATTAGATCATCAATGCTCATATCAATTTGTTTTATATATTCTGATATATTTGTATTTGGTGCTAATTTTGTAGTTAGTAAAGAATTTGAGAAAATAAATACATCTCCGTTAACTATTTTACGTTTACTATTCATAATTGTTGCTAGAAAATTTAATGGTAATTCTATTTTGTTTTTATCATATGAATTCTCTTCTAAATAACACATTTGAAATATCTTTTTATTTGTGGTTGCTACATCAATCGTATTACCAATCCTTGATTGATTATCTAATTTTAGATCATCTGATATAATAGTTATAAAATCTTTTTGATCTACACAATCAATAATATCAATTAATCCATTTAAATGTAATAATAACTTACTTTTAGAATCTTCTGTTAATTTTAAATCGTCTGTAAATTCTAAACTATCAAATTTAAAGGAATCATCATTTGGTTTTAATTTAAAAAACTTCATATATTTTTTATATATTTAATTATCTATATGTATTTAATTATTTATATTTTTAAAAATTGAATATATAAATATTATGTAATATCTTATATATACATATAATTAATTAAAGAATGCAAAATGCAATATATATTGGTGCAGGTACTGATCTTATCCCAGTAATTATTTTTTCAAATATACAAAAATTTATATTTGTTGATTCACAACCATTCTCTGAACATGGGACACAAACATATGTTTCTAGTACAAATATTTCAAAAAAAGTAGAAAAAAAAAATAGATTTGAAAATTGTTTTAGTAGAAATGAATTTATTCCAAATTTAAATAAGGTTATGACTAATAATAACTTTATAAAAGAATCTGAAACAGATGAATATTTTTTATATTATAATAAAGAAACTAATCAAACAATTAAGTATTATTATAGTTGTGCATTCCCAGAATATATTTCAAATGATTTAATAAATGATATGAAAGCTTGTAATACTTTAATTATTGCAGGACATGATCCACATAAAGAAGTATTAAAATATTTACAAACACCAGCATTTATAATTGGTAACTGTCATACTGTGTATACTTCAGATTCAACATATGAAGAGTATTCAAATTCAACTATTAGTACACTAATAGAAGATGATACTAATAAGAGAAAAACACTATATAATTATTTTCTTATAAAAGAAAATAAAGAATGGGAGTACTGGAATAATGATAATATTTTACCAACAATTGTAAGTAATCATCGCATTATATTGTGTAATAGTCTTATTGATTTTGAAGAAACTAGAAGAAATATAAAGTCTGATAAATATGAACTTCGTTAAATATCAAATTAGGTAATCAATAAAAAAGTTGAACATTAAAGATCTTATAGTCTACAATATTAATTTATATTATAAAAGTATAAAATGCATAGATTCTACCTAAGATTAGCAAGACCGATATTTAATATTTATACAGCAGGTGAAAATATTCAACAGTTAAATAATAAGATAATTCAATTATCAAAGAGTAATATTTATCCAATTGCAGATTATATTAAAGAATTTTCTGATCAATCTACTAATTTAGATCCAATAATTAATCAATATATATCATTAAGTAAATTAGATAATTTAGAATATATTGCACTTAAATTATCAAGTTTTAATTTTAATGAGAAAATTATTAATAAACTAGTATCAGATTTAATCACAAATAATAAAAAAGTATTAATTGATGCCGAAAATAATATTCATTATGATAAGATTGATAAGATTACAGATAATCTATTAAGAGATTATAATCAATTTGATTCTATAATATTTAAGACTTATCAAATGTATCGTAAAGATTCATATAATAAATTATGTAGTGATTTACTATTACATAATAATTTAGGAATTAAATTAGTAAGAGGTGCATATCATAATGAAGATAAAAATAGTGGTAAATTATATTTAACAAAAGTAGAAACTGATCAAAATTATGCTCGTGGACTAAAATCTGTACTATTAAATAGAAATCGAATTAAGGCATTTGTATGTACACATAATATTGATGATATAAATACATTAATTAATTTTAATAATTGTTTAAAGACTCATAAAATTACTAGTATAAATCATGCATCATTATATGGATTTATAAAT